TATCAGTCAATCACAATTTGTTACAATATAGACAAAAGCTTTTGTCAACTTGTAACAGTTTGTAACAGTTTGTAACAGTTTGTAACAGTTTGTAACAGTTTGTAACAGTTTGTAACAGTTTGTAACAGTTTGTAACAAGCTATTGCAAGCCATAACAAACTTTTGCAAGCCTTCACAAATTTTTAAAAGTCCTTGCAAGTCTTTGAGGGGTTGGCAAGGGGTGTAGGGGTTGTTCAAAGATTCAATAATGCGTCAACAAATTTTCTCAGCAAAATTCCAGACTGGCAAAGGTCTAGTGAAACCTGTAAAAAGCTTGAGATAATCTCTTGCACCTGGTGTCATCTGTAAAAAGTTCTTGACAACCTGTCGAAAATATGTTATAATGCTATCGACAAATCTAATAGAGGGCTTTAACAATGAAAATAACTTGGAATGACTATCGACAAAACGTCAAGTATGTCACCAATGCTGCTATTGCAGACCTTCCCATGCTGAGAAAGGGCTATCGTGGTGACTACAAACCTACTTTTACAATTGCACCAGAGCATCATGATGGTCTTTACAGCCTTGAACAGCTGTTTGTAGAGCACTACAATGACCCTACAGAGTTCTCTTTTGTTGAAGATGTGTTCGAAGGTGATGTAAAACACTGGGAAGTCTTTAAGAATAGTACTTTTATTAAGCCTTATTATGAACGTTGGAAGGCTAAAGCAGAAGGAAAGCTGATGTCAGAGGCTATGAGTAAGATTGTTATGACTGCTTTTGATGAAAACAACAAAAGTTCTTTCCAAGCTCTTAAATATTTGGTAGAACGTAACCAACCTAAAGCAACTAGAGGCAGACCTAAGAAGGAAAAGGAAGCTTCAACAGGTGATGACAAGCTTTTGATGGATGCTATTAAACGTATGCAGGAGTAAATAAGTGGCTGCTATAGATGAAATACGTAAATTAGCTGAATCAGACTTTGTAAGCTTTGTTAAAGTGGTAGCACCTTACAATGTTATGGGAGTTTGTCATGAAGATTTGTGCAAGTTTCTTACTAATCCTTCTCTCAAGCCTTATAGACTTGTTCTTTACCCTCGTGGACACCGTAAAAGCTTCTATGCAGCTATGTATGCTTGTTGGCGTATCGTGTGTGACCCTAGTATTAGTATCGTTTACCTCTCTGCTACATCTGATCTTGCAGAAAGTCAGCTAAGAACTATTAAAGGCACGTTAGAATCTCCTATAGTTAGAAAAATATGGCCTGATCTTGTAAATGTTGATGAAGGTAAGAGAGAGAAGTGGACTTCTACAGAGATCTGTGTAGATGATCCTAGACGTAAAGCAGAAGGTACTCGTGATAGCACTGTGAAAGCTGGTGGACTTACAACAAATATCACTGGTGCTCACTGTGATCTTATTATTCTGGATGATATGGTTGTGCCTAAGAACAATACAGAAGAAGGTCGTAGACAAGTTATGTCACAATACAGCCAACTTCAGTCCATTCTTAATCCTGGTGGTATGATATTAGCTGTAGGAACTCGTTATCACCCTAAAGACATCTATGCTACCATGCAAGAGACTGTTGAAGAGATCTATGATGACACTGGTGAGTTGATTGGTAAAGAGCCTCAGTGGGATATTCTTCAAAAGTCTGTTGAAGAGAATGGTGAATTTCTTTGGAATAGACAGAAGAGAAAAGATGGTAAGTACTATGGCTTTGACTTTAAAGAACTTGCAAGAATTAAAGCAGGCTACGTAGATAAGTCACAGTTCTATGCGCAGTACTACAACGATCCTAATGATGAAGGCTCAGCATTAATTACTACAGATATGTTTATGTACTACAACAGAGATCACCTGTATACTAAAGGTGGTAATTATTATATTAAAGACAGACTATTGAATGTCTATGCAGCAATCGACTTCGCATTCTCTTTAGCAAATAGAGCAGATAGCACAGCTATTGTAGTTGTAGGAGTTGATGCAGATAACAACAGATATGTGCTAGACATTGACAGATTTAAGACAGACAGGGTTCAGGATTATTACAGTCATGTGATAGCTATTCACGAGAAGTACAACCTGAAAAAGCTCCGTGCAGAGGTCACTGTAGCTCAGCAAGTAATTGTTACAGCCCTCAAAGACAAATTGGCTGAGAACTCCATCAGATTGGTGATAGAGGACTACAGGCCTCAAACAAAGAAAGAAGAGCGTGTACTGTCTGTCTTAAGGCCTTTATATGAAGATCACAAGGTGTTACACTATCGTGGTGGTAATTGTGAGATACTTGAAGAAGAGCTGAAACAGCTGAAGCCAGCTCACGATGATATTAAGAATGCTTTAGCAGATGCTATCAGTATTGCTGTAGCACCAAGGAAGTCAACATTTAAAAAGTTTAAAGAAATAAAAATAATGTCTAGATTTGGAGGAGTTTAATTTGCCTAATACATTTGACATAAAAGAACTGCAACAGCCTGAAGGGTTGGCAACAGCTATTGCACGTAAGTTTGTAACATGGGAGAACAGTAGAGATCTGTGGTATAGAAATGCTAAAGAAACTCTGGAGAACCTGTATGCAACTTCTACAAGAGATATCTATAACCAGACTAGAGAGTTTGATAACAGCACTCACATACCGAAGATTACACAGATTAGAGATATGTTGGTGACATATTACTTAGATGCTATGTTCTCTCTGCCAGACTATGTAGATTGGGAAGCATATGACTACGACTCTATTGATGTCAACACCAGAAACTTGTTGAAGTCTTTAGCCAAGCAGATGGTGGAAGATAGCAAATTTAAACCAACTATTAGAGAACTTGTCGAAGACTTTGTTGACTACGGCAACTGCTTTGCTACTGTGACAAATGTAAATGAGACTCTTAATGATGCTATCATCTATCAAGGTCCTAAAGCAATTCGTATTGATCCTTTAAACATTTACTTTGATCCTCTTGCTTCTAGCTTCGACAAATCTCCTAAAATTATTAGAACTATTAAAACGCTTGGGGAGCTCGCAGCAGAAGCAGAGGAACTGCCAGAAGAAACTAAAGAGTACAAAGATGCTTTGTCGAGGGCTATTAAACAACGCTCTATCATCCGAGACAGACTGGCAGCAAACAATGCAGACATGATTAAAGATGACATCTGTCATATTGCAGGCTTTAACAGCTGGTCTACATACTATGAATCAGATACTGTAGAACTGTTGACGTTCTATGGAGATCTCTACAACTTGGAAGACAACAGTCTGCATAAGAACACAAGAATTGTAGTTATGGATCGGTGTCATGTATTATTAGAAGAGCCTATAAAGAACTATGGCTTCAACTGCAATATCTTTAAAGCTGGTTGGAGAGACCGTAAAGATAACTTATGGAGCATGTCACCACTTGATAACATCAAAGGTATGCAGTTTATGATAGACTTCTTGGAGAACAAGAGAGCAGATGTATTCAACTATATCAGCAACCCTGTAGTGATTACTAAGGGTGATGTTGAAATGCCTGAGTTCATCTATCCAGGATCTCAGATAGGTCTCGACAATGATGGCGAGTTCCAATTTGCTAGACCTGATGCAACTGCATTACAAGCTGACTTATACATCGACAGATATCTGAATCTCATGGAAGAGATGGCAGGAACTCCTAAAGAAGCTATGGGATTTAGAACACCTGGTGAGAAGACTGCATTCGAAGTATCACAGCTTAACACAGCTTCTTCAAGGTTGTTCAACGAGAAGACTAGAAAGTTTGAATTAGAAATGTTAGAGCCTTTGATGACTTTGATGCTTCGTATCTACATGACAAATCCAACAAGAACTGTCAAAGTTCGGAACCAGTTAGAAGATGGCACCGTTCTGTTTGAAGAAGTCAACTTAGACCAATTACAAGCTAACGGAAGATTTGTTGCAATGGGTTCTAATACTTACACAGAGAAAGCAAGAATGGCACAGACAGTTATGCAGATTTACAACAGTGCTATTCCTAGTGATCAGTTGGTGTTCAACTACTTCAACCCTAAGACACTGGCAAAGATCATTGCATATACAACAGGCTTAGACAGCTGGCCAGATATCATCAAAGAGAATGCAAGAACTAATGCAGAATTAGAGATGAGACAAACAGCTGAATTCGCACAACAACAATTAGAAGAGACGCAAGTAAGAGGGCTACAAAATGCGCAACAAGGTATTGTGTAATGTTCCTGAAAAAGATAGACAGTCTTTAAAGGAAATTATAGAGCTTTCACAGCCATTGTTAAAAGCAATTATGAAGTGCTGTGAAAAAGATATTAGTAAGTTAGATATTATTAATGATGACGATTATACTAACCCAGCCTTTCCAATCTTGAGAGCTTATAAGGATGGTTTAAAAAAAGGCTTGACAAAACTTTCAGAATATGTTATAATGTGTACTGAAGATAGAAATTAAGGAGAATAATAATGGCTGATGAAGCTACTACTTCACAAGCTGTTACAGAAAATAATGACGCTGTAGCAACTACTACTTTTGTCGTTGGAGAGCATTCTGTCTATAAATCTGTAGAGGACCTCTTCGAGGGCGCAAAACAAAAAGAGCAGTACATTCAAAAACTGGTGGCAGACCTAAAGGAGGCAAACACAAAGATTGAAGAGCTGCAAGGAAAGAGCAATATCGTAGAACAACTCAAACAGATTAGGGAGAATAAAATGGATAATAACACGGAGAATACTAACACTTCAGTGTTGCCAGAAGAAGCTATTAAACAGATAGCTCTCAATGCAATGCAGGACTATAACAAACAAACCGAGGCTGAGAGCAACTTAGCAAATTGTAAGCAAGCCGTTGCCAGCATTAACAGTGATGTTGATCTTGCATTAAAGAATAAAGCTAACGAACTTGGATGCACTGTAGAGTATCTCGAGAACATTGCAAAGACAAGTCCTAAAGCTTTTAAGAGTATGTTTGGAATTAAGGATTCTGTTTCATTTGATTCAGTTAACTTCTTACAAAGCTCTAGACATACAAACACTGAAAACCAGAGTAATGAGGCCCAAGACTTCTTCAAGTCTAAAACAACTGATCCACGTGCTGTTGCTGAATTCATGAAGAAGGCTATGGCAAACCCCTCAATACTCGATAATGTTAAATGGTAATATAACACAAAGGAGATAAAAATGGCCGATTTAAACGGTATTAATACTCGTGACAATCAGGCAGCGATCCGTGCTATTGTATACTCTGGTATACTCCGCGAACAGTTGGAACCTGAATTGATTGCCATGAACTACGTTGATGTCATTAATAGTTTCCCGGATGGAGACAAATGGCAAGACGCTGAATTAGGTTCTGCTACAGTCACTGACTATGCAGAAGGTGAAGAGATTGATTTCAAAGGTATCGAAATTGGTACTCGTGAATTCGAGATCAACCACTATGTAAACAGCGGTCACTATGTAACTGCTAAATTCTCACAAGACTCTTACTTGGCTGCTCAAATCATGGCTAAAGTTCCTGGTTTGGAAGCTCGTGCTATTGCAGCTGACTTAGAGCAAAAGATCTTGAAGTTGGCTAATGGTCAGACTTTGAACGATGCTAACGTCTACAATGGAATGTCTCACCGTTTCGTAGCTGGTACAGCTGCTGATGGTTGGGGTACATTGACACCGGAAGACTTTGCATATGCTTCTGTAGCTTTGAACAAAGTTAACTACATTGGTCCGAAAATTGCTATTGTTCCTTCTTATCAAGAATATGCAATCGTTACCAACCCGAGAATCAAAGCCTCTTTACAGTACAACCCGAAATTTGAAGGTATCGTACGTGATGGTGCTTTGTCTGGTATGAAGTTCTCATTCAACATCTTTGGATGGGATGTATACACTTCTGAGTTCTTGCCGCAATCTTCTGGTGAAACTTCTTTGAAAGACCGTGAAGGTGCTCAGACGTTCTCTGCTTTGACGAACTGTGGTGAGGCTGTATTGTTTGCTAACATTCCTGAAAGACGTCCGTTCCGTATGGCATGGAGACAAATGCCGAAGTTCGAAGGTCAGTGGAACATGGCTAAACAACGTGAAGAGTATGTAACAATTGCTCGTTACGGAATTGGCATGGGTGATGAAGCTAACTTGGTTGTCATCCTCTGCAAAGACACTGGTTCAACCATTACTGCTGCTTAATAAGGAGGAAATAATATGGGTGAATATGTAAGTGATTTCGGTGTTGTTCGCTACGTTGGTCGTGGTGAAGGCCGTGATGAAAAATATGATGCATCTGCTATGCCTGCTTTGGGACCTACTAACGGTATCGAAGTAGTTGTAGATGAGAATGGTCCTCTGCCGAATGTTGGCACTGGATACGGTAATGGTCAGGCTAAGATTCCTGCAGGTTCTGTAGTAATTGCAGACAGCTTCTTGTTCGTAGAGAAGAAAGGTTCAGCTGCTGGTATCTCTTTAAGCCTTGTTAAAGCTGATGGATCTGATCCGCAAGTAGTTCTTACAGAAACAACTCCGTCTGCTGATGGTGCTATTATTAACTTCTCTGGTGTTGGTATTGGTGTTGGATACGCTGAAGACCGCTACCTCAAAGTTAGTGGAACTACGACAGGCTTAAAAGCTAAAGCAGTTATTTCTTTCATGTAACTGTAAAAGATTGGGGGTGTCTTATGGTGGTATAGGGTGCCCCCTACACAATATTTAACAGGAGTAAGAGATGCCAATAACAGGTACAATAGAACACCAAGATCTTCCAGACAATCTTCTTCATGAACCTAAAGGAGCATCCACAGCAACTGCTGGACAAGTTTACATAGCTGATGGTGCAGCTTCTGGTTCTTTCCAAAATCTTCCATTAACTGATGTGGTATTTAATAGAAATATTGTAGCAAACTTAACACCTGCTACGATAACTTCAACTGTATCTTTAGATGGCTCTGCTCTTTCACAGACACCTGACGGGCAGTTGACAGATGTTGCAGCTGTTGTAGGTGTACCACTGACAGTAACTAATAAAATTAATGAGAACGCTGCTGAGATGTTAAGACTCTACAACAACCAAGCAACAATTAACACAGAGACTACAGCAGCTATTACAGCTTTAGAAAATAAACTCAATGCTTTGATCACAGCTTTACAAGATGCAGGAGTTATCGATGACCAATAAAGTAGACATAAGACGATTAGATAGCACGACTATCAATGATACTGCTGCAACTGCTCTTATCAATGAAAACTTCGAAGCATTGCAGACAGCTATTGAAAATACATTATCTAGAGACGGCACTACACCAAACTACATGGATGCTGATCTAGACTTAAACAGTTATAAAATTATAAATGCTGGTGACCCAGAGAACGACCACGATGTGATCACTAAAGGCTGGTTTGATCAGTTTGTAGAAGATGCTTCAACAGCTGCTGCTGATGCTAATGCTGCTGCTGCACGTGCTGCTAGTTCTGCACAAACTGCTTCAATCTCTGCACAGAACGCAGAAGCCTCTGCCAGTGCTGCATTAGATGATGCATTGCTTGCAAAAGACTGGGCAACAAAGACGGATGGAACTGTAGATGGTGTTGATTACAGCTCTAAATACTATGCTCAACAGATTATCCCAATTGCTACAGACATCTCAACTGTTGCAGGTATTGCATCAGATGTAACAACTGTATCGGGCATTGCAAGTGATGTAACAGATGTAGCAGATATCAAGAATGATGTAACAACTGTATCAGGCATTGCAAGTGATGTTACAGCTGTAAAGAACAATGCAACAGACATCTCAGCTGTAGCATCTAATGAAACAAACATTAACACAGTGGCTGGTGATTCTACAAGCATTAACTCAGTTGCTGGTGACTTAACCAATATTGATGCTGTTGCTGACGATCTTACCAATATTGATACAGTTGCTGGTAATATCACAAATATTAATACAGTAGCTAATATCGAAAACGACATCAATACTGTTGCAGGTAATACTACAAACATTAACACAGTTGCTGGTATTGATACAGATGTCACAACTGCTGCAGGTATTGCATCAGACATTACAACTGTTGCTACTAATAGCACAAACATTTCAGCAGTTGCTGCAGACTTGACTAATATTGATGCTGTTGCTGCAGACTTGACAAATATTGATAACGCTTCTTCATATGCTGCAGCAGCTAAGCAATGGGCTATTGGAGATCCTACAGAGCCTGCTGGTAACTCAGCTAAGTACTGGGCAGATTATGCTGAAGATATTGCACAGTCTATTGGAAACCCTGCTAACGTTGACTTAAGCAACTTATCCCTAACTGGTGAAGCTAAGTTCACAAACCTTCAACAACAGATTGATGCAATTGTTGTAAGCTCTGACGTGTTCGATGTTGTAGGAACTTATACAGATTTACAAGCATATGACATTACAACAGTCCCTGTTAATGATATTATCAAAGTCTTAGAAGACTCTACACACAACAATGCGATGACTTACTACAGATGTACAGAGACTGGTGGAGTTAAGTCATGGACTTATATAGGTTCTGAAGGGCCTTTCTACACCAAGTCTGAAACAAATACCTTATTAAGTGGTAAACAGGCTACGTTGGTATCTGGTACAAATATTAAAACTATTAACAACACATCGTTGCTTGGTTCAGGTGACATCACAATTGATCCACTTCCTACACAAACAGGACAATCAGGAAAGTATTTAACAACTGATGGAAGTTCTGCAAGTTGGGCTTCTTTAAGTGTTAATCCTGATAACAAATCTATTACAATAAACGCAAGCGACCAGTTACAAACAGTTGGTGTCATAGACCAAAACAATACTTCAACAGCTATTAAGACTTGGACAGGAACTAAAGCACAGTATGATGCTATTGTTACTAAAGACGCTAACACACTTTATAATGTTACTGATGATACAGATGTTTCTCTGACAATCCTAGAAGCTCTTTACTCTGTTGGTTCTGTCTACATCACAACAGCAAATACCTGTCCTTTGAGTGCTTTGATAAGTGGCTCTACTTGGACTTTGGTAAGTTCAGGTATTGTCCAAGCTGGCGATATACCTTGTAAGGGTAATGGTATGGGGTTAGGTTTGACAAACGGAGCAAATAACTTTGGTTTGGAGCCTGATGCGACTGCTGGCTCTTATGGAATTATGTATGCGTCTGCAAATGCTTATGGCGCAAATGTTGGAGCTTCTGCGTCTTCTTCTAATCCGGGGTCATACAAAGTTGTTGGCGTAACTACAGACTCAACTAAATCCGGTATAATCGCAGACACAAGCTCTTTAACTCTTGCAGTAAATATTTTTGAAAGGACAGCATAATGCTAGCACTAGGAGATAAAATTATAGCAGGCTCTTTTAAGACTGGAGCAAGCTGGGAAGTAGGTGATGTTGGTATCTCTGCTTTCGGTATTGATGAAGCCTTAAACAAACGCAGATACTTAAATGGACAGGTTATTTCACAAGCCCAGTTTGTAGAATTTACAGCTATGTTAAAAAGCCGTGTGTCTGTCTATCCCAACCTTGCAACAACTGAGGTAAACTGGCAGGCAGAAGTCACTAACAGTGCTTTAGGACAATGTGGTAAGTTTGTTATAGACGATGTTGCAGGCACTATCAGATTACCTAAGGTTGTTAACATCAATGGATTGCAGGATTTAACAGGACTTGGTGGAATTAAGGCTGAGAGCTTGCCGAATATTACTGGAGATGTTGGTTTTAGAAATGGTGCAGGTACTTCAACAGGAGCTTTTGGATTGAAAACAGGGATTGCTGGTGCTTTAGGGTCTGAAACCAGTACAAATATTGCTGTTGATTTCGACGCTTCCAGAGTTTCTTCAACCTACCAAGACGATGCTCCAGTTCAACAGGAAGCTGTTCAATATCCTTACTTTATTCAAGTTGCTACTGGTGTTGAAACAAGCATTGATGTAAGTAGAGAAATAGAGCTTAACAATCCTTTTTCATTGCTTGATTACAAGTATTCGGAGTATGAGTTAAGTAATGCTTCTTGGTTGCTATCAAACGGTCAGTGGAACAGTGGTGCTGTCTATGCTGATGTTTATAACCTGTTGCTGCAAATCTATAACGGAACTGTAACTAAGGCAGGCGTAAGCGTTAAACTGTCAACCGAAACCTATGCTGATACTGATTTTGTGTTGAATACTGGTGATACGACTTTTAGACTGCCGACAGTTGTTAAACTGGCTAGTGGCAAGGCTGTTATAGGTAATGGTATGACGGTTGGGTTGACTAACGGTACACAAAATGCCGGTTTAATGAGGTATAATTCTCCCGGAGAAATGTTGCAAGCGTTCGCAAATGCATATGGACAACCCGTAGGTTCAACTCAAACAGGTTCTGTCGTTTCAAACGGTATGGGTATTACAACTGACCCAACCAAATCCGGCATCGAAACCTCTGCTAATGGTCTATATCTTTACTTCTATGTCGGCGAAACAATTCAAGATGCTAATGTTATCGCCGCCGCTAGTGTGTTGACAGATGTAGCTGATTTGAAAGCTCACTATATTGTCGAAACTTATGTCAATGGCACAAGTTGGTATCGTGTCTACTCCGATGGATGGTGTGAACAGGGAGGGTGCTATCCGCCAGTATCTACTTCTGGAACTGTTACAGTTTCACTTATGAAAGAAATGGAAAATGAGAACTATAACGTACAGATGACTAGAGCATTGTCAAGTGAATCAAGTTCTGCTCCAACAGACAAATATGTTACTGTATGGGCAAAAACAGCAACAAGTTTTAAAATGCATGCTTCTTCCGGAACTGGAATAAGTGAATCTTGGGAAGTAAAAGGATTTTTAGCTTAAGGAGAGAAACGATGGAAATAAAAGCAACACTAAACAAACCTTATACAGACAAACAGCGTGCGGATTTTGTCGTTGAGAATAACCATACCAAAGGCTATGAAATCAAGGAAACTGAAACAGCTCTCGAAGCTTGGGGATTGACCCAAGAGGAACAGGAGCAAACTGAAGAAAAGTTTGTAAAAGAAGCTCGTATTGCAGAGCTTAAACAATATCTTGCTGACACTGACTATTGTATCTTAAAGATTGAAGAAGCTGTTGATGAAGCAGAAAAACAGGACTTAAGAGAAAAGTATAAAGACATAATTAAAGCTCGCAGAAAAGCTAGAATTGAAATTAACAACTTGGAGAACTAAGATGGCTTGTGGTGGTAAGAAAAGGAAATAGTTATGCCTCTGTTAAAAGGTAAGAAGAACATTGGAAAGAACATTAAAGAGCTGAAGAAGACTGGAAGAAGTCACAAACAGGCTGTTGCTATAGCTCTTCAACATGCCGGTAAAGGTAAGAAGAAATGATTGACACATCTTTAGCAATTGTATCAACTGTAGCAGGTCTGTGGAATGTCTTGCACGAGAAGTTCATAAACTTCAGAAGAGCTGTGTGTATGTTTATATTAGGCTTCTCATTCTGCTATGGTGTAGCAACTCTAGCAAACACTTACGGACTTGCATCAGAAGCTGCAGCTGTTGTAGGATACTTAGCAGGTATTACATCTTCTACACTCTATGATGTGATTGTAAGATGTCTTTTAAAAGTTCCTAATATATTCGAGAAACGCTTGACAAATCGTAAATAGTATGATATAATACTTCAAAAGAAAGTGAAAGATATGAAACAAACTTTATTAGAAATGACACAGAGAATTCTCGAGGCTATTGATGGACAGATGGTGGAGTCTATTGAAGATACTCGAGAAGCTATGCAGATTGCACGATGCATTAAAGAAAGCTACGAGCATCTGTTATATACTCGTGACATTAAAGCAAAGTCTGATTTAGTTCAGTTGCATTCTATGTCAGATGTTACAAGACCTACAATGTTCTATATCAATGATAACGTAGAGCAGATCACACTGTTTAAGTACTACGACAAATCTAACGACAGATATGTTGACTTGATGTGGTTAGAGCCTGAACAGTTCATTGACAAGTGTCTTTCTAGAAATCCTTTAAAGGATAATATCCAGCTTGTAGAAGACAAAGACAGCGGTGTAAGATACAATGTATACACTGACAGATGTCCACAGTACTACACCAGCTTCAATGATAAAGAGTTTGTGTTAGACGCTTACAACTCAGAAGATGGTGCCACTTTAATGGAGCAGTACACAGTTGTTTACGGCTATGTCGAGCCTGAGTTCAAGCTTGAAGATACATTTATACCAGACCTTGCACCACAACACTTTAGTCTATTATTATCAACAGCGAAGGTGCAGGCTACTTATGAACTGAACAAGACCTTTGACCAGCTTGAGAATGATCGAGCAAGAAAACAAAAAGCAACTGCTGACAAACATGCACAACGTTTAAGAGGGCAAGACGGAACGACATGGAAGACCAGGAAAAGGAATGGAAGAATTATATAGTGCTTCGTGAAGGAGCTTTCTGGGTTGTAAGAAACTTTAAGAGAGAAGTTGGTGGTAGATTTACAACTAAAGACAAAGCTCTACAGTATATTGACAATCAACGTAATGACTACAAAAGAAGACTATATAAGAGAGAACTTAGAAAGATACGTAAGTTACCTATAGCAATTCGTAAGAGGAAATATTTAGAACTATGCCAGATAGTAGAGTCCATTTAGCACCTTTCATCGGTGGTTTAAATACTGAGAAAAGTTCTGTAACTGATTTGTTAACATACACTTCAGATGAATTAAACTGTTCTGTGTACCCTGAAGAGATTCGTGGAAGACGTTATGGAATGGATTTAGAGATTAACGGTGACTGGTATAACTATGGTTATGATGTGCAAGTAGCTGCTGGATACTTCTGGAAGAACGTTGGCAAGACTCCCAGAGACTTTGCAGTATTCCAAACCAATAACCTTTTACACTTCTATGACGCTACAGTAAAACCTTTCAGTGCCAACAAACTTTCTGCAACTGTAGACGTTACTCCATTTATTACAGATACTAACAACTTTTATAGATTTCCAATGCGGTTTACAACTGGTGATGGAGATCTTATTGCTGTATCTAAATACATGAAACCTTTGAAGATTACATTCGTATCTGAAACAAGTACATTCAGTGCTGAAGAAATCTTTATACAATACAGAGACACAGAAGGTGTTGAAGAATCTTTAAAGATTGATGAACAACCTGTTACATTGACAGACATACACCACTACAACTTAAAGAACCAAGGATGGGATGACACACAGATCAATCAGTTCTTTTCAGACAAAGGTAGATATCCTGCTAACAACTTGCAATGGTTCATTGGTAAGGACTCTTCAGGTAACTACAACACTACCAAACTGTTGCAGACTTACTTTGGTAATACACCAGCTCCTAAAGGTCACTACATCCTAGACTACTTTGACAGACGTAGAGATTATGCATCAGGTATTTATGCAGGTACTGCAAGAACTGCTACATACTACTGCAACCAGATATGGGGTTACTCAGACAGACAATGGAACGCATCAGCTATTTATGACTTCTCAGTAGTTATTCCAAACTCTTCAGGTACTGCAACATTCTGTAGATTAAACTTTACAACATTAACAACAAAGAACGGTAAAGCAAGCTTAGGTGGATGGCAAGGGCGTGGTACATTTAAGATTAGTGGTCTATCTAATGGTACTTGGACACTGATATATACTGATACCAATTACTTCTATGGACCTGCAGCGGTTGAGTTAAACTTCCCTTCAGCATCTGGTGTAGGTATATATGAACAGTACAAGGTTGAGGCACACTTTGATCAGAATGCTAATGGTATGCCAGACTGTCCCGGACCTGCTACAATTAACTGTACTGTAACTTTACCAATAGCTCAAGACGGTAACCCTTTTCCATTTCAACATGGTCTTGATAGAGTTACTGATGTAGCTTACATGGCTGGTAAATATTTCTACTTAACTGGTGATACTGTATTGTTCTCTCAGACAGTTGGTGAAGGTAACAAAGGTTACAATGAGTGCTATCAAGAAGCTGACCCAACCTCTGAAGAGATCTCTGATGTTGTACCAACTGATGGCGGTATGGTTAAGTTTCAAACAATGGGTGATGGTCTTGCATTGAAGACTTTTAACAGAGGTGTGTTAGTCTTTGGACGTGACGTTGTATGGGGCTTAATCAGTCCTTTTGATGGTAGATTTACAGCAACTGAATATGATACTGTAGAGCTGTCAAGAGCTGGATTAATTGGTGCACAGTCTGTTGTATCTGTAGCAAACTTTGTATACTACTGGAGTCCGTTAGGTATCTTCAGAGTTGGTGTTAATATGCAGACAGGTTCTACAATGGTTGCTGAAAACATATCCCAGGAGACCATACAAAGCTTCTACAACAATATTCCAGCAGTTTGTAAAGAATACTGCAGAGCTTCTTTTGACTATGCTAACAACCGCATCTACTGGTTCTATCCTACTGATACACAAGCTCTGAACAAACTTGATGGTGTACTTGTATTAGACCTTAACTTCAATGCCTTCTATGTACAGAAGATATCTGATGGTGGTCGTGTAGCAGCTGTATTTGATACTGTTAACAGCTATGAAGTAACACCTACATCTTATCTATATGCTGGTGACAAGCGTGTTGTAGCTGGTACAAACTGGGTAATATCTAAAGAGCAAGTTAACAAGTACAACAGATTTGTAGCAATTCAACACTGTATTATTTCACCAGACAACGAGATATCTTTCGGAGACTTCAACAATCGTGACTTCCTTGACTGGGGTACTACAGACTTTGACAGCTACATGGTATCTCGTCCAATGATGATAGAAGGTTATAATCAATACGGCAATCCTATCAGTGCAACATTTGCCAACAAACAAGTACCGATTCTGCAGACACTGTTTAAGAGAACTGAAGAAGAAGTTACAAACACTCCTAAGAAGTACATAGCAGCTTCTGGAGCTTATATAAGAATGAGATGGGGTTGGTCATTGAACGATAAGAGTAATAGATGGGATCTGATCCAGAACGCATATAGACCCCAGAAAGACTTTATGAATGATGAATACGTTGAATCAAGAATACATATCAGAGGTAGAGGAAAGAGCTACCAAGTTGAAGTTAGAAATGATTTTAACAAAGACTTTAGATTAGCTGGTATGGATGAAATAGTGAGGACAGCATAATGCCTATTTTCGGTGGAAGCAAACATAAAAACTTAGCAGAACAGGACATGCTCAATGCACAAACTCTGCAGAATGAACAAGCTAATATAGACTTAAGAAGAAACATCTTAGCTAATATCAGACAAGAACGAATTGCAGAAGCTCAGGTTAGATTTGCAGCAGCTTCTCAAGGGTTTGATGAAGTACAAACATCAAGTCTTGCAGGAGCATTAGGAAACATTCAAAGCTCTTTTGCTGAACCTATTGAGTACATGTATAGAACTACTGCAAGAACTGACAGAATAAATCAACTGTATACATCTGCACAAGAACACATGAACAAATACGCTAAAGGACAGAAAGCAGCAGCAACTGCAGGTAAGATTGTAGGGACTATCGGAGCTGTTGCTGGATCTTTTCTAGGTCCTGTTGGAACTGTTGTAGGTGGAACAATTGGTACAGCTGTAGGATCTGCGTTAGGCGGGAGCAGTGGAACAAAAGCTGCTGCAGTCTCTGCAACAAGTGCTGCAATTTCCACAGGATTTGTACCAGCTGGTGAAATGACTGGTTCATTGGCGTTGCAATCTTCTATGAAAGGTCTTTCAACACCTGTTACGGGACAGACGAAGAGATGGGCAAATGCTCAGAACCAACTTAACTGGTCTCGTTCACAATATTATGGCACACCGTTTCATCAAGTCTCCTCTAAAGATTCTGACTGGGCTTCAGTAGCAGGGTCTGTTGCAGGAGGACTAAAAGCATACTATGATAAACCGAGTAAAGCTGGTGAAAACAATGAAAACTTTTTAAACAAACTCTTCAGCGAAGTATCAATAGTTGAAGAAGGTGGAGCTATAGACAGAACAGGTGGATACTATGAAGCCGGTGGAACAATTTCTAGAAATTACTATTCAAGAGGTTTGATGTAATGGTTGAAAGATTAAACTTAGACAATCACTCAGTGGGTCTTTTAGACTTCTCACAAGTTGATGGTGGTATTCAAGAGTCATTAGCAGATCGTGAGAGATCATTACAAGAAAGATCTGGTATAGAGATCGATAACAACTTTGAAAGAATTAGAGAGAATACTGCCAGAGACTTAGCTAAGGCTGAGATGAATGATTTATATAAAGCTTCTGAGGCTAGCTTAACTGCTGGTGTACCTGCAGAAGCTGTTGAAGGTTTTATAAAGTCTTATGAGCCTACAGTAACTGAAGAAGATGTTGACAGCTCTCTTGAAGTTTCATCAGCGTCTATGCAGTCTGCTGAAGCATTCGAACAGAATGAACACGTAGCTATTAACAGCATCATTGACAGAGATTTCACCTGGGAAGATGTAGCTAAAGACGAGATCTTTACAACCATGTTAGAGCGTTTAAAAGCTCGTGCGTTGTCTGGTTCACTTGTTGAACACTTCGGACACTTTATAGAGTCTGGCACAAACTTACAAGCTCTTAACGTAGCTGGTACAGTTACACAAGCTAGAGGAGAGAAGACAAATGTTATTACTACTGAAGCTACTGGTGATGTTGTAAGAGGTGACTTTAATAAAGCTTATGACACACTGTCTTTAAAAGACTTTAAGAAGTATTGTGATGACTTTGAATACAGAGTTAATAACATGCCTGCATACAATAAACAGAATGTCTTAGACATGGTAGACGCTATTGAGCATGGTGGTGACTACTTCATGGATGCTGCGGGTAACTTCGAAGCTCTTGCATTTGTTGTAGGATCTCTTGGTAAGGCTGCTAAGATGGCTAAGAGAGTTGGTAACATTGTTAAGTTATCTAAAGAAGCTCGTAAAGCAACACAGGCTGGTGACACTGTAGAGCTTGCACAAGAGTATTTAACAAAGAACATTACAAAACCTCAGCAAACTGTTAAAGAAGTTTCATCAGCTGGCAGAGTATCTGAAGATGTTGGTGACATTATTGGTGACATAGCTGCAGAAGATACATCAGTAAGGGCTGCATTAAATGGCATCTACAATGATAAAGAACTGAAAATGATTTCAGCAGCTGAGAAAGAAAGAATTACTGAAGAGTTTGCAGAGACTTCTGCTGATGCTATTGATGTATCTGTTAAAGAAATGGATGATGGAGCTTTAGAAGCTTCTGTTCTATTTGGATCAGATTCTGGTAAAGCTATGACAGCTCGTCAGGCTAAGAAGCTTGCAAATAATTTAGGACTAACTGAGTACAACATTGTTAAGAAAGATGCAGAAGGATACTTTGTAGAGGCTAAGAGATTAATCAATGATGTATCACTACCGCCTGAAGTGCATGAGTGGAATATTGAATTTAATAGCAAACTTGGTAGAGCTTTAGAAGGACCTGTTAACTGGATTAAGAAGAACTTTCTTGGTGTTATTGGTGTATCAGAAGAAGCTTATGAAAAAGCAGTGACAGCCAATAGAAGATACTTAGGTGCTCTTAATGAATTCACAAACAATTATCAGAAATCTTTTGCAAATCTTAATAAAGAAGACAAGAAACTGTTTAGACAAATACACAGTGAAGGTCTTGAAGGAAAAGGTAAATGGTTTACTAAAGAAGAGTTGACAGACATGGGAGCTTCTGATGCTGTTCAAAAGGCTTACTTTGACTTTAAGAAGATGTCTGATATCGAGTGGAACATTATGAACAACAATGCAGTTCGTATGAGAACTCGAGAAGGCTATAGAGAATGGAATGGTATTGTTGGTAAGAAAGTAAATCTCGAAGCCAATATAGGCAACACTAATATGGTTATAAGAGATGCTGAAGGAAACTTCATAGATAACTTAGCAGACTATAGCAGTAAAGATTATACACTTATTAAGCTTGATAGACAGTTTGCAAGGAATGCTACACACGCTTTGTTACCTAATTTAGATCTGAAAGAAGGACCTATTACAAGACCTTTAGTAATGTACCAACCAGGTGGTAGAAGACCATACTCAATGGGAACAGTCTTTGTAAAGATTGGCAGCAACATTGTAAACCCGAAGACAGGTAATAAAGTTAAGGGCTATGTCAGAACCATCACAACTGCTAACAACTGGAAAGATGCACAGAAAGCTGCTGAAGAAATCAATAAGGCTATGAGAATTGCTAAAGAATATATTGATAACCCTACAGCAACTCAAGCAGCTCTCGATGTAGCCGACTTCAAGTTCTTTAAGTGTGACAGTTACGAAGATCTGAAAGCATTGGTGAAGTCTGATGAGAACCCGAGAGGTATATTAGATCTTGACTACGAAGCTCAAGCTGTCATGGACGGTAGCAAGTACAGATATTCTGATGGAACCTTTGCAACCATTGAAGACATTGGTGAAGCTGATGCAGCTTTAGAAGATTTATTAATAAACAGACAACAGTATATAAGAAAGCGTGGTAATCTTCTCGACAGTGTTAATGATGGTAAAGCTCGTATATTGGATGTAGAAGATATCTATAATAGAACTATTCAAAGAGCTGCTAGAACAGATGCTTATGGTGAATTATATCAGTGGTATGGGAAAGAATTAGAGAAGTTCAAAGATGTTATTGAGAACTGGAATGAAATTAAATCGATGTCACCAAAGGCTCAACTAGAGAATGCTAGAGTTATATCAGGGCGTGCAAGAGCTCTTGGTGGAAGAGAAGACAGACTTGAAAGACGTGCGGCTGAAGCTTTTATTAATCATGGAAAGAGAATCTTAAACGCTAGAACAGCTACTGATAAAGCTTTTGAATACATGTTAACAGCTACTGCAAAGGCCATTGACGCTGCTCTTCCACAGAAAATAAGATACGGAAAGGTATTCAATAAAGTTGCAGAGTCAGATCCTAGAAAGCTTGCAAAGTCTATCGTGTTCCACTGGGCAATGAACTTTACAAACATGGCACAAGTTATTAACCAAGGTCTTGGATCAGTTGCTACATTGTCTATGGGAAAGATTCATAAACTGTCTGCACCTCGTGCAGTTGCAGCATATCTGCCATGGAGATTGGCACTGGCTTGTGATAAAGGATCGAAGTTTGAGAAAGCCTGGCTGAAAGCCGCACAAACTTTAATGGTTGTTAACGATGATACATTTAGCAAATTGTTAAAGCTTCGTGATGAGTTTGGTGGAAGAGTTGCAGCAGGTCTTCAACCAGGTGCCACAAGTGCTTACGGTCAAGCTTTAGCAGAAGGTGGTACAATCTTTGATAAGATCATCAGAGGTGGTCAAGTTCTTACAAATGAAACAAACGGTATGAACTATATGTTAGCAGACATTATGGCTGTTATAGAGAATGCTGACAAACCTATTGAAGAGATTGCTAAGAAATCTAACGAGCTGTTTATGTTTATGACAAGAGACAATTCAAGTGCTTTTCAAGCTGGTAAAACTTTAGTACCATTCACCGATATGTTTGCACAATGGACGTCATACCCTGTAAGATTGATTGAAACACTTGGTACAAATAAACTTACAAAGGCTCAGAAGTTACAATTGTGGATGACTCAGTTAGCCATGTTTGGTGTTGGTGGTACATTATTAACAGAGAAGCAAGAAGTCAATATGTATGACAGTTTAGTTAATGCTGGTGCAGATAAGGATACCATTGATGAACTTTGTTCTGGCTTTGTAGGAGCTATGTTTAGAGATCTTGGAATAGACTTTAACCAAGGAGCTAGAATAGCCGATCAGGTTCAACCGTTCTTTGATTTGTATAAACAACTGTTAGACGGCAAGATAGAGTTCCCTGACACACCTTCATTAGCTGCTATAAGTGATGTCACTTCAATGATGAAAGCTATTAAAGAAGCTGTATTTCCTACAGGTGGTATACAAGACTGGGATAGATACATACAGTGGGTAACAACTCAGAAAGATCTGCCAGGCGGTGTAAAGAACTGGGCAAGATTGTATACAGCTTTAGTAGACGGCAGATACTACAATAGCAATAGTAAGATTGTTACAGAGAACTTAAGCAAACTTCAAGCAGGCTTAATAGGTCTTGGTATGAAACCTATAGAGAACAGAGAAAACTCTGACATCTTCAATGCTTTAACAGATAAAGAAAAAGTTATCAAAGATGGCATGGCTGCATTAGATACTTACATTAAGTACATGAACTACTATGGTGCTAAGAAAGATATGACGACAGAAGAATGGAATAACTTCAACAATCTTCAAAATGCATTCACATTACAACACCAAGAGATTGCAAGAGTTCTTAATGATAACTGGCCCGGTGGTGAAGCACTTAGAGATTTTGATGCACTTGTTGCTAAAGAATTAGAAAAGTCTTATGACAATCTGTCAGACAGTATGAAAGTAAAAGCTTATAAAGAATTACCTTATGGACTCGTACAAAATATTTTAAGAAAGAAAGAGGAGATACAACGAAATGCCACAATACGTTAATAAATCTGAAGAGAACATTAACACTGGTAAGTTTTCACCATCAGTTAACTACAGTCAAATAGAGCCTCGCAAGGAAAACTACAGAGTTCCGTATGTAGCTCCTTACGATGATACAGACAGTGTAGGAAACTTTGCTAATGCTTATGCAAGTTCTTACAGAGCTGTTGCTAGTGCTGCTGAAAAGAAAGAGAAAGAAGATGATAAAGGTCTTCGTAATCAATTAGCAATGGACTTTAACACAATTGCAGAAAGGCAAAGACAGGGACGTATCAGTGTAGCTGAAGCAGAGAACTATTATAGAAAGTTATCAAATGACTACATCGCTGCTGGTGCTGATGAGAAGACTGTTAATGATGTTCTTAAAAGATACTCTTGGGGTGTCACCAGCAATGAAGAAGCTCGTCAAAAGAAACTGGTTGAGAATGAGATGAGCAATAGAAAGGCTTACATCGATGACCTTAGAGAAAACAATCCTGCATTCCGTGGAAAGTCTTATGAGTACATTGAAGATATCTTAGCAAACGCTAATCAGTCTTATGATGACGCTAAAAGGTATCAGAGAATGAATGCACAGATGTCACCAGAGTCTTCTGAGTATCGTGTAAATCATTCAATGATGATGGATTCAGCTACTAAGAATGCTGATGTAAGATTTAAAATACTTGTTGATCAAGCCATGACAGCAGGACAACCTATTAATAAAGAATTCATCAATGCTGCTGAAGTAAATGTTAGAAGGTCTTTGATGGATCCTAACGGACTTGCATTAGATCAAGACACAGCTATTGCAGTTGCTGAGAGAGCTTTGAACAACACTCCTTTCACACAGATGGCAAATGATGTTGACTCTGCTTACAAGTACTCAACAGAAACCTACAAGACTATTGTAGATAACATCAAAGCTGGTGCAGAATATCAGCTGTATAAAGATCCAAATGTCGCTAACCTTATGACAATTGGTGGAGAACCTATGAAGCAGGCAATAGTTGATCAAGTTGTTATCAATCATAAAGATGCTTTAGTAGCTATTGCAAGCAATGTAACAAATGGTGTAGAGATTAAGAGAGACAACATTACACCAGATATCGTACATGAATTGCCAACACTTATTAAAGGTTATGAGAATGCTTTAAGAGTTGATGGTATCTCTACAGACTTCTCTAAAGGATCTCTTGGTGCTCGTGTATTAGAAGTTTACAATGGTGCTTACAGCTTTGATCCTATTAACTATACACAACAAGACTTAGATAATGTTAGTAGAAACTATGAAGAACTAGAGAGACGTGGTGACATTGCTTTAGCAGAGAAAGCAGTCGATCAAGGACTGAAGTCAAAAGATCCAAAGATTAGAGAGCAATGGGAAAAGACTGCTATGGAACTTAATAAGGCTAAGGGCACAAAGATTGCAGCAAACTTATTAAGTGCTACCAGAAATGTAGAGCCTACACCAGCTATGAGATTATCTGGTACAGTTGCTCAAGAGCGTGTACATTATGATCCAGCTACTGGCAAAGCTTATCTTGCACAGCCTGAAGGATTTATGCAAACATCTGGAGAGCTATTCAACAAACTTAATGTATCTTCTTCAGAATATCAGACAGCCGTTGATGACTTGAACAAGCAATTATCGGTATTTGATCATGATACTCGAGTAGAAGCATTGAAGGCTTTAGGATATAAAGAAGGTTCTGAAGGTGCTTCAATGATTGATAGAACTAAACAAGAAGATAACAGAAGTTTCCTTGAAAGACTACCTAGTCCTGTAAGAGCTATCAATGATATGTTAAAATCTTTTACACAAAGTGATGTAGTTACACCAGAAGAAATGGCAGAAATGGATGCAGCTTATGCAAATCAAGTTGCAGATATGCTACAGACTCGTGTAGATGCTGTTAAAGAATCTTATACAAGAGCTGGCAAGGCTGGTCAGAAGGAATATAAAGAGTCTAACGAGAAAGCTATTAAAGCTGCTGAAGATAAGATAAAAGAACTGAGAGCATCTGCATCAATGAAGACAACACAAACACTTGCTAACGCATCTGTTGTTGGGGTTCCTGAAGTTGAGACAGCTAACTTAAGTATATGGGAAGATGTTGAAAAAGAATCTGACGATTATGTAGTTAATGCTTTTAAAGAATACATAGATGCTAAAGCTACTTTAGATTCTGATAAAGCTTCTAAAGAGGCTAAAGAAAAAGCAAGAGCAAAGTATGAGATGTATAAAAGAATTATCGACGAAATGAGAAAAGATAATGACTAAAGCTGTAGCAATCTTAACAGGTCTTGTTCTGCTTCTATCAGTTCTTCTCGGTGCTTCTATAAAGAGTGGCTTCGAGAAGTCTGATAAGATAGAACAACTGCAACAGTCTATTAAAGCTGTTAACAATGCTCAGAAAGTTATTTATAAGATAAGGGAGGTAACAAAAGATGAGGACTGTTACTATAAAGAATTACCTGAAGAGGCTCTTAAAGAACTTAAGAAGTAATATTGTTATCACACTGTTATTGGTGACGATGCTCTTAAGCTGTTGCACAACTAATAAAGACTACATCAATTGTAGACAGTCTATAAAAACTTATGGTGATGCTGTAGAGTGTGTTGTCATTCTTGATGAGCAGTTAAAAAATATGTAATAGGTATATATCAACCCCTGCCAACCTTTTAATATATTATACACTACTTTTAACAGATTGTCAAGTAAAATCGTACAAGCATGGAGAAATTTATGAAAGAGCTAAGATTAAATTTTGAAGATTACACAGCAGAACAGCAAGAGAAAGACGCAGCTTTAAACAGCCGAGAGAAGCCTGTGTTACCTTTTGAAGTATATGTAATGCGTGTTAATGGTGAGTGGTCTGGTGTAATGCCAAGAGCTAAACACAACATAATCTTTTCACCAGACAACGGAGTAGAATTAAAAGACTTTGTTGAAGATGTTCAAGAAGATTTAGCAGAGCTTGGAATAAAACCTAGGTTCAGATGTGTTAATAACTTCGGTATTGCTAAAGAGATTTTAAAAGCTAAGATGATAGAGAAGTTAAAGAACATTAAATAAAAGAATAAGGGCCGATAGCAGATTGTTACCGACCCTTTATTGTTATGACCTCATCATTGCAGCCAGCTTAGTAGCTCTGTTACCAACTTGCTTAGCCCATAGAGAGTCTAGCATGTCATTTGCAGCATCGTCGTAAAGGCCGTTTTTTAAGGCTGTGAGCATACCTTTAAATTTCTTAAGCCCACCATAGCCAAGATTGAAACACATGTCTGTAAGGACGTAAAAACGCTGTTCAATTAGATTGTTTACATCTATATCAAACTCCTCACAAATCTTTCTAGCATCTGCTTCAGCCTTTGCAAAGTCTCTCTCAAACATGTAGTTAGCTTCTGCCTGACTGATGCCAACATCATCGAGGTTTCTACCATAACCTATCGTAAGCTTTCCTGCAGGACATCTATAAGGTTTTAAACGACAGCCCTCAAATGTCTTTGTCATCTGTTTATATTTGTCATTCATAGTCACATTAACCCCATCAAATAACAAGCTTCATAGGTTACAGCTCCACTTAGAATCTCTGCCAAGCTCCAACCACGTCGCCACCACCAAGTCTTCTTCTCAAATATCCATGGCTCGTATTGCTCTAATGTATCACAAAAAGAATATATAGGAGCTATACTCAATCCAACCAATAAATATCTCCAGCCAAAGAACATCATCGGAACCATAGGACAACCATACCTCAACATCGTATATATAAAGTCGTAAAGGAATCCATATTTATGATTAGATAAGAGCCAATCACAAGGGATATGATACCACCTATCGTTGTAGCGTTTGATTGTTTCTGGTGTTGGTTTTACATCTCTGCCCATATCTATATGAGGTCCGTGTCCTCTGCTCCAGAACTGAAACTGCAGCCAGCAGATAACAACAGCTACAACCAACCATTGTTGCCAAGAATAAGACTTATCAAAGAAACAAACAACAAATAATGACATCATAAAAACTGTCTGTACAGCTCGATTCTGAAAGAACTTGGGCAAGTCATCAGCTCCGAACCAAACCCTTGCAAGCGCTCCTAAAAACGCTATTAAAGCACATGTTGTAATTGTCATTTATATTCTCCTAACAAACTAATCAGCCCATTCACGATTAAGTTCATCTAATTCCTCCTTTGATTTAATCTCCCAGAAGTGTTCACACTTATTATTAGGTCTGTACATAAACCCATAAGTCTGGTAATTACTTGGTGTAGCTAATGCTCTAAAACATTTATCAGCCAGCGGACAGTCTTCATGAGTATAACACATACATATATCAACCATCGTTAATCTCTCCTCCACAAGCCGCATAACCGGCTATATCAACCCAGCTATCCATGTGTTTACAGTCATTCATAAGTCTAGCAGTCTTCATCAGAATCATCATAACTGCTACATCTGATGGTGTAATGCTACGACCTAAGTAGACTGACCACAAATCTGCAATGCGTTTAAAGTTATCTTCAGGTGTACCGTAATTAGTTTGTCTTGCACCTTTAGTAATCTTAATTGCTTCTTTTAAAAGTTCTTCACGTTTCATTATGCTACTCCTGTACTTCCAAAACCACCACCACGATTGTCTTCATCTGTCACAGGTCCTTCAAGTAAGTCAACTTGTGGCAGTTCTTTAAAGACTACTTGGCAAACTCTGTCACCAGGATTGATAACAAATACATCAGTACTGTAGTTATACAACACCACTGCCCATTCACCTCTGTAGCCTGCATCAATAGTTCCTACGCCATTTACAAGACCTATACCTTTCTTTGCTGCCAGACCTGAACGAGCTCTTAGCTGAGCTTCATAGCCTGCAGGAAACTGTGTACGAATCCCAAGAGGAACTTTAACATATGAAGAAGGCATGAGCACAACCAGGGAAGATATCGCAGCTCTCAAGTCAATGCCAGCATCTGAAGGGGTAGCCTTTGAAAGCTTACCCCAGTCTTTGCTGTAGTTATCTAAGTACTCTACAACTACTTGCATGAGCATTCTCCAGATTCTACAAACAGTTCTCTATCAGCATGCTCCTGTCTCTTGCCTACATTATACTCTGACATAGGTCTGTAATATCCCATGACCCTGGACCAAACTTCACAGATCTGTTGACGTGTTCCATCTTTAAAAGTAATTACAAGATTGTTGTCAACACTCTCAACATCTTCTTCGTTAATCTTATGGTTCTTTAAAGTAGCTTGTGCAAATTCTGATAACATCTTTCCTCCTATTTGTTTTCATTTATTAAACGTTGAGCTTCAAATTCGTGAGCACATATTGGACAGTACTTATGTTCTCCAGCAATGTAACCATGCTTTGGACAGATACTATAGACTGGTGTAATGCTTATATAAGGCAGTGAATAGTTTGTTAAAACACGTTTAACAATCTGCTTACAAGCTTCACCAGATGATATCTTCTGTCCCATATACAAGTGAAGAACTGTACCACCTGTGTACTTTGTTTGAAGTCTCTCTTGTAAATCTAAAGCTGTAAAGATATCTGAAGTATACCCTACAGGAATCTGTGATGAGTTTGTGTAGTACGGTGCTTCATCTGTACCAGCCTGTATGATATCTGGGAATAATTTCTTATCAGCTCTAGCAAATCTTGTTGTAGCTCCTTCAGCAGGTGTTGCTTCAAGATTGTACAAGTGCCCTGTCTCCTTCTGGAATTCTACCATCAGTTCTCTGATGAAATTGAGAATGTCTTCAGCCATGTCTTGACCGTACTCTGTGGTGATATCATACAAACCATCTGTGTAGTTCAATATCATCTCGTTCATACCGTTAACACCAATAGTGCTGAAGAAGTTTCTGTATGTGCCTATCCACCGTTTTGTAAATGGATAGAAGCCAGCCTCTAAACGGTCTGTTAAGAACTGTCTCTTAATCTCTAAAGAGTCTTTAGCAATTGTACACAGTTCTCTTACACGCTGTTTAAGACTTTCAAAGTTTCCTTTGTGTAGATACCCGAGCCTTGCCATGTTCAGTGTTACTACGCCAATTGAACCGGTCTGCTCAGCACTACCAAACAGTCCGTTGCCTTTCTTTAACAGCTCTCTAAGATCTAATCTGAGTCTGCAACACATGCTACGAACATCAGAAGGTTTCATATCTGAACTCATGTAGTTGCTGAAGTACGGGTAGCCATACTTTGCAGTGACTTCAAACAGTTTGTTAGCAACTGGTGTGTCCCATTCCCAGTCGTTAGTGACGTTATAAGTTGGAATAGGGAATGTAAAAGGTCTACCATCTTTATCACCAGCTGACATAACATCTAAGAAAGCCATGTTGATGATGTCCATCTGCTCTTGATAGTCTTTGTAAGTAGTACCTGTGTCAACTCCACCAATTAATACAGGTTTATCTTTCAAATCTTCAGGACATTTAAGGTCTAGTGTAATGTTACTAAAGACTGTTTGACCACCCCATCGAGAGCTTGTACCACAGCAGTAGATGAACTCTTGAATCTCTTGCTTAACCTGTTTGTAATCTAACTTGTCGTAAGCTACAAATGGTGCAAGCAAAGTGTCAAAGCTTGAGAAAGCCTGTGCCCCAGCCCATTCATTCTGCATTGTACCTAAGAAGTTAGCCATCTGTCCTAATGCAGCTGAGAAATGCTTGGGCGGTGTTGCTGAAGTCTTTCCAGGAACTCCTGCAAATCCCTCTTGCAGTAACGCTCTCAGGCTGTGACCACAACAATAGCCACCTAAGAAATCTAAGTCGTGAATGTGAATGTCTCCACTGCGGTGGGCTTCACCAGCTTCTTTAGGGTACACTTCATTCAGCCAATAGTTAGCAACAACTTTACCAACTGTGTTAAGAATCATACCACCAACTGAATAAGACTGGTTAGCATTCGCTTTCACTCTCCAATCGGTCTGATACATGTACTCTTCTATCGTTTGTTTTACATTTATTGTTTTGTTGTCTGACATTCTTCTTTCCTTTATTAAACTGAAACAGACAATTGATACAACCACCTGCCCCAAAGTCATTTAAAGTCCCACAGCGGGGACACATTTTAGTTATTGAAGTTAAGAAAGTTTCCTTTCTACTCTCCCATTTCGGCTTCCAAGACATCTTTATAATACCTCGCTATAAGTAATGCTTCTGCTCTTCCATCTTTAGAAGCTGTTAACTGTTCTGCAACATCTGGGTACAATTTCTTAGCAAGGTCTATAGACAAGTTCTTTCTCTGTGTCTTCGTAAGACCTTTAGAAATTAATCCGAAGTGCTTCTTCCAAGTCTGTGGTGCTACCTTCATGAAACCTGCAGAGCACAGAGACCAGCCCATTAATTCTGCATACCCTGCAAGCTTCATGAAAGTTGTATTAGCTACACAAGACTGACCAGGCATACCATGTACATCTTCAACACTGACATAAGTAGGCATGTAAACATCTTCTAAGATGTATTGATAATGTCTATAAGTATCTACGTCACCATCTAAATCATGTAAGAAAACTTTACCGTCATCAAACAGTTCAGCAACGCATCCTTTAGAGCCCGGGTCAATTCCTATGTATCTATTCATCTATCACCTCTGAGTAGTATTCATCACCCTGGAAGAAGTCTTCTCTATGCTCCAAAATTTCTTCTTTAATCTGGTGCAATAACCAGAGACGGCTTCTTCCAATTATATACAAGATATCGTCAATGTCATAGAGCTCTTCAATTCTTTCTAAGAGTTCTCTAGTAAGCATTGAATATCCCTCCATACAAAACTGAATGGCTGTGTCTCAATTTCTGTGAAACCTCTGGACCATTTTTTGTAGGTCTGCTTAGCCCATTCAGGTTCATTTAAGTTAAAACAAGGACTCTTAAGAGCTACTATCTGGTCGTTAGTTGCCAGTGAAAAGCTCTCTGCATAGTCCCTATGATGTCCATGACCAACTACTATATTACCATGCCAGTTCTCTAGCAGCTCCTCAGCAGTTGTGCACATCATGTCGCCAAGTCCTTTACGCATACAGTGTGAGAAAGACACTCCATCAACCTGTACAACATCTTGAAAGTCATACACATCCCATCCAGATTCTGTGAAGATATCATCGATGACTGTGATACCATTTCTAATATCGTGATTACCTAAGCACAGAATCTTTTTAGGTCTGTAGATAGTCTTATGAATCTTTCTACGTTCGTTGTTGTAGTCTTTAATAACCTTGCTGAAAGCATCTAGATGTTCTTTTACAATCCCCGATTCTTCTTCGAGAGTGTAATTACCTCTAGCAGCTTTCAGCCAGGCTTGACTACTCATATCAGCAACGTCTCCAAGATGAATGATACAGTCTGGTTTAGTCTTCACACAGTACTTAGCAAGCAACTTCCATAGCTCTGGCATAGGATTGTCAGGGTCTATGTGTGTGTCTGATATAGCCAGTATCTTCATGCTAGTTTCCTTGTGCAGCTTCAACAGCTTCTTTTTCTTTAGCTACACGAGCCATTGTTTCTTGCATGTACTTAGTAGCCTCTTTAGCTTTCTTATCTTGCTCGACTGCAATCATACCATCAACAGCTTTTATGATGTCTTCAACATTCTCTACAACTGAGATGTCGTCTTCACCAGGCAGTTGAATAACTGTGCCATCTTCGTAGTTAAACAATGTAGCTCTCTTGGTGACATCGAAGTATACTTCAGCACCATCATCAGAGTGCAATACAATAAAAGGTCTCCAACTATTTTCTACAACTTTAATCATCTTTCTTTATTTCCTCCACTTTAGGTTCGTTAACAACTTTAGTTAAATATCTAAGACCGTCTGAGTACTTGAAGGTTCTTAAACCGTCCCAGCATTTGTGTTTATAAGGACAATATACACAGCCCATATCAAGCTTCATGTTACCACTCTTACCATCTGGAATATCCTCATAGCATTTCTTCTCAGGTGGTGTTGACTTGCTAAGAGCTTCCTTAGCATCCTTAACAAGCTGTTCAGCATCAGGTAAGTCAAACAATTTATCAGGCCTGTAAAGACACAACTCACCAGAGACCTTTTGCATAGCTAAGAAAGCCGGGTTACCTTTTCCAACAACTTGGTCATATGCTTCAATCTGTGCAAGATATCCAAATGGATCGTCAGAAGGCAGTGAACCTTTTGCAAACTTCTGAAAGCTTCTTGGAGAGGCTGACTTAGCATCAACAACTTCACCATCAATAATGCTGTCAATGTGCCCAACAACTCCACAGAACTTTACTTCCTTTTGTCTATCTCTTACATCATGACCAGATACTTTAGCAAGCCACAGAACAATACACTCAATAATATCACCGTATAAAAACTTTAAAGCAGCATAAGGAGGCGGTGGTGTGTCCTCTATAGGGTCTTTCAAGTCATACCACAATCTCCTCAGAGGCTTTCCTATTGATGACAAAGATAGGTGAGACCTCTTTGAAGACTCTGATGACAGCCTTGTACGAATTACTCCTGCTATATCTTGTGCTAGTTCCTCGTAAAGACTGTCATCAAGTTCTTGTTTGCTGTTTAAAACTTTGTAGATGTCCTCAATTAATGTATCAAGTTTAGATGATGTCATCGTCATCAGATGAAGTAGCGTCATCAGAATCATCTACTTCAATCTCAGCAAATGCATCAGCTCCTGCATACTCTACTAAGTCTGTTATCATCACTGCTGCGAGACCTAAGAAGGTAGCATCTTTATAACCTTTGTACTGTGAAGCTTTAACGATAGCTTTTGTACCATTACCGATTGACTTAAGATCTTCATCAGACAGTACATGTTTCTTCTTATCAACTACTTGAGGTTTTCTATTAGACTTAAGAGTGATACTGTACAAACCATCGCCCAAGTCTTTAATAGTTTGTCTAGCATTCTTAAGCTCTTTAACAATCTTGGCTTGATCTTTACCAAACACTACATCAACTTGGTACTTGTTTGATGCAAACTCTCCACGAGTCTGTGGTTCAGCTAAGAAAGCCCATCTAAGTTCAACGTCCTTCAAGAGGACACTTTTATTATCTGCCATATTTTCTCCTTTCGTAAGATTATATTCGTTTGTTACAGATATAGTTTAACATAATAATTAGAATAAGTCAAGTCATAATTTACCTAAATCTCCATTATTTATAAAAGCCTTTTCTATCAATGACTTAGCAGAGTCATCCCAGAACAATTTACAGTGCTCGCCTATTGTTATTGTCCGTGGAAAGAAACTCCAACAGTGTCCAACAGTTACTTCTTTCTGTTCGTCCCATGTTTTCAATTCTATACCAGCACCTTCAAATAATGATTCAATCCAAAACAGCTTTTTACCATCTTTTACATAAGAAAACGAACCAGTCAATATAGCTGTGTTTACAAATTGTTTAAACATCTCAAAAGTTATCATCATAGCTCTCCTAAATCTGTAAGGTCTTTACCTTGGTTCTTAACAATATCGTACACATCTTTGTTAGTTGCACCAATAGTTGTGCTTACCGATTCTGGTGACGGTCTTGAATGACTCTGTCCAATGTCCTTCTTCGAATTCCGAATCAGCAGCGGTATAATGAAGACAAATATGATTGCCAATAAACAGCTCATGATTCTGATACACCATGGTTGCAATAGCTCTGCAACGTTTGTAATAAATGTCATCTTTCTCTCTATGTTCCTTTGATGTCCAACTAAATTGTTTGTCTTTGAATATTTCAATCTGTGGTGTGCCTCTATTCATAACTACAACAGCTGTTGCAATCTGGTCTTCGATGGTACTGTTGCGAGCTTCATAGTAACAGTTCTTTGTCAGTGCATCAATATTGTTTTCATCCCACTGTTGGTGTAATCCAATGACTGTTAAAGCTGCACCAAATATAAACAACAACCATCTCATCGGTGACACCATCGTGAAAGTTTTATTGTAAGCATCCATATAAAATAGTTAAAAGTCATTACAGTTCTCCTAAGTCTTGTTTTAATCTTTTATAGTCTTCATAAGTCGGTACTTTATCTAAAACTTCTGCAATTTCTGAACGAAAAGAACATTCCCAATAGTCACCATAACAGTAATCTATTGTCATAGTATTGTCATTTTCTCCATTAAGTCTTATGTAATACCATCCAGGTTCTATATCACTCATCATAGTTCTCCTAGTATATTTCTATCTTTTTCAGCAGTCAATCTGCCATTATTATTGTATAGTATAAAAATTTGTTTCTTCTCTCTTACCTTCTTTAAGAATTCTTCAATACATGTAACAGTCATTATGTTGTAGACAATCTCAGGAAACTTCTTTTGAATATCTTCCAACGTTGTACTGCTTGTAACCATCATATGCATCAGTGTGTCTCCAACCAATTTAAACCAATCTTGTACTCAGCTCCTAAAGGGCACCGCAACTTGTAGTACTCTCCAGCAGCTACGATATTCTTCTCTAGAATCTTTCCTACAGTCTCTGCACAATCTTCTGCACAATCATATTGCATCTCATCGTGAACTACTGCAACTTGGAAAGCATCTAGGTGTAACTTTTTAATTTCTTTGTATGATTCTACCATAGCTCTCTTCATTATTACAGCTTCACCGGCTTGAAGATAGCTAGACATACCAAAGTGTGCAGACTTGAGAGGAATTCTTCTACCGTCAAGGCCTATGAAGTAACCTACTCCGGCTCTGTACTCAATCTCTTTCTGAAACTTCTTCCAACCTGTAATGTTATTCTTCAAGTTGTTGAAAGCTTCTTTACCTTTCTCAAGGCTACCAAGAATCTCACCAATCTTTCCTACTCCTGCACCCATGATGATTGCAAACGTACATGTCTTACCTTTCTTACGAGCTGCTACCATGTCGTGATTGCTTTCATCGTACTCTTTATCTTTAGGATTAAGTCCATACATCTGTGAAAAGTAATAGTGCATATCCTTGTGCACAATCTGGTCAATCAGTTCATGGTTGTTTAAGTAATGCGCAAGAACTCTAAACTGAATGTTAGCAGCATCACAACCAACCAGCTTACGACCTGGTGCAACTGTAAACATCTGTCTACAAACTTCACCATACAAACCTTTAGAAGGAATGTTACCAGTGTTAGGATTTCTATGTGCCATTCTGTGAGTGCCTGCACCAATTGATATAACCTGTCCATGAACTCTACCGTCCTCTCCACAAGCATCGAAGTAAGACTGTATCAGTGTTGAACGACTCTTAAGAACCTTGCAGTCTTTGATAAGCTTTAAAGATTCTGGTGCATCCTCACGAAGTGTGTTCAAGTTCTTCTCACAAACTTTAGGCTGACCTGTAGGTGTCATTATCGTAGGACTCCACCAACCTTCAAGTCTCTCACAGATTTCTTTAGGTGAATCTATGCAGAACTCTTTGTACTCTATACGATTGTATAAGTCTCCATCAACTTGTTCTACTAATCCACTATCAATAATTCTCTGTGATACTTTTGTAAGCTCTCCGTCTTTAGTTCTTCTTGCTGTCCACTGGTCTACAGCAACCTTTCTAGGTGGAAACACCTCTTGTAGTTGTGTAATAATATCGCAGTACCTTGCATCAATCTCTGCTTTAGTCTTTAAAGCTAGCTCAGAGTCTAGCAAGAACCCATGCATTCTTTGCTGTTCTAGAATAGCCTGTGACCAATGCTCGAGAACTATAGAGTCTTTAGAGAACCCTCGCAGTTCTTTTCTCAACTGTTCAAAGACTTTACAAGTCACGTTAACATCTTGTATACAGTAGTCTTCCATCTCCTGTGACCATTGTGTCCAGTCATCGTGATGGTCTTTGTAACATTTCAAACGCTCTCCCCAATCTCTTAAGCTGTGACCACTTCGAAAGCTGTTAGCAAGTCTGGACAAGACAAGTGTGTCAATGATTTTGTCAATCTTTATATGACATTTCCATAGTTTATTCAACCAGATAGCATCATACCCTATGAAGTTATGTCCAATTATTTTGTCACATTGTCTAAAGAATGCTTCAGCTTTCTCAGCGTCACCATCTCGGAAAATTGTTATCTCATTGGTGTCAATATCTCTGCAGACACAACACCAAATCTTATCAGGCTGTAATCCATTCGCTTCAATATCACACACAACTTTCATTATAGCTCTCCTAAGTTATCGCTAATCTTTTCTTCAGGTTCTATGAACTCCATTTTAAAATTACTACTAGTTTCTATCACTCCAAAGCTTTTTAAAGTAGTACACATAGACCACCAATCCATTTGTATACATGCTAGTGTAGAACTTCTAAAAGCATAGTCACTGCTCAAGCAATATTCTTTGTACCTTGCACCGTTAACAACACCGAATGCTATAAACCTGTGTTTAAATCTAGAAAGGGAGACATTGGAAATAAGTTTATAAGAACCATCAGAATAAAACGATACTTTAATCGAAGGTGTCTTCGAACTCTTCCAAAGATTTTTCAATAAGTCTAGTAGTTTCTTTATCATATACAACGGCAGCTGCCAATCCTTTCGAACCGAAGTCTCTGTCTTTTAATACTCTCAGCTTTGTAGTGTTTGCTTCAACTGGGTCAGAGCTCTGTCCATTTCTCTCAAGACCTAGCACAATATCTGCAAGCTGTTTAACAGAAGAAGACTGTTTCAAATCGTCTAGTGTAACTCTACCACCTTCTTCAGTTTGCTTTGCAGCGTTCTGTGCTTTGCGTAAGTGACAGGCTGTTACAATGACTATACCAAGTTCTACAGCAACCTTCTTCAAATCTGCTACAAGTTTATTCAGTGCTTGTGTACTATTCTCTGCATCATCTACAACCATTGTAAGGTGGTCAAGAATAATTAAAGAACAGTCACGAGCTTTCACCAAGTACCTTATTTTATCTATCAATAGGTCTATATCATCAAAGTCAAAGCCATCATAGAGCTCTATTCTACGACCTGCTCCAGACTCTTCAAACCATCTCTTAAGGTCTTTAGTGTCCTGTTCTTTCCACACCTCAGGTCTTCTTAAGTTTAAGCCAGCCTCTAAAGACATCATAGATACTGCTGTGTCTTCTGCTACCTCTTCTAAAAAGAATGCCCCTACCTTACCCTCAGTTGTCTTTAAGTAGTGGTGTATCAGGGTCTTTAGAAAGGCTGACTTTCCCATGCCAGTACCTGCAGCAAATACTACAAGCTGTGAAGGTCTGAATCCACATATCTTTTCATTAAGTCCTTGCCAAGGTGTTGGAATATATGATTTAGTTTTATTAAACTCTTCAATTCTCTCCCACAAATCTGAGTAGTTTACAATATCAGCAGGTCTGTACTCTTCAGCTTTCCACCAATAGTTGTTGATGAACTCCTGAGACTTGCCAGCTTTAAGAAACTCGTTAGGGTCTTTCATATCTGCAGGAAGTTTAACAATCTTTACTTTCTTCGGTGGCAACAACTCAGCAATCTTTGTAACTGCTTCACGTCCTGCTTTATCTCCATCAAAACACAAGACAATATTCTCAAAGCTGTCTAAGTATTCGTAGTTCTCTTTAATATTCTTTACAGCATTGCAACCATCTTTGATAGACACAACAGGACTTCTACCACCTTGCATCTGCCACACAGACATTGCGTCAATCTCTCCTTCAGTAACTGTTACGTACTTTCCACTAGCTGGAAAAGCATGTTGACCAAACAGTGTAGCTCTTTGCATGTGCCCTAAGCAGTGAAATTGTTTACCTTCAACAGTTCTTATCTTCTGTGCAACCATGTTACCAGCTTTGTCATAGTATGGATAAATGTGTTGTGCAATTCCACCAGCTTTAACAACTACTTTAACACCATACTTTTTACAGGTGTCAGCAGTTAGTCCTCTGTCTGGTATACCATTTGCAGGAATTCTACCAGCATCTTCTTTAATCTCGTTAACAACTGTCACAGTCTTTGCATCTCCTTTCATAAAATCTTTCCACGACCATCCGCAACTGAAACACTTTGCACCACCATCTGCGTACACTGATAAAGCATCAGAACTACCACAGTGCGGACAAGGCTGGTGAAGCTTTACAATGTCACCCATTATCTTTCACAAACAGTCCACAATGACAACGACCTTTAGTCATTATCTCAGTCTTACACAGCTGTGAAATACAATAGTGCTCGGTATCATCAGGATAGCAAGGACACTGATACTCATCAATAGCTCTTGCTTTAACTCTTAATATCTTGTCTGCAATTGATGACAGCTCTGCACCGTTATCTTTTGCAAGCTTTTCAAATTTACTTCTCATGTCCATTTGTTTTCTCCTTTATGTTTACATTAATGACGAAGTCATAATTTATGTATGAGCTAAAGCTCACCTATGTCTTCTAAAAATAGCATTTTATAATTATTATCAAGAGGTATTCGTGATGCTTCAGGTCTATAGATACCACCGTTAATAAATAAAAACAACTTTGATAAAGATTTAGGGTGTTCTATAGTCCAACAGACTCCATCAAATTTATGTTCAGCAACAGTACCATCTTCCCGCAGATATGTTTGTTTGCTTAATAAATCTAAACCGGCTCTAATACTTGCAGTATTATTTCTGACCTCAACCTGATATGCACAATTCATTTCACACCTCTTAAAAGTATATTAAGAAATTGTTAAAAGCCCATACACCTAAGAACACACCTATTGCGATAGCCACAACAGACATTATAAACTCTAATACAAGTCTTGTAATAGTCTTAATCATGACACCACCACCTTTACATAGTCTTCACCATCTTGTGTTACTCCTACAACATCATCGACAGTAGTTGTAACAACTTTTACAATCATCTCTGGTGGAAACGATTGAAGTCTTCTAATTAGTTCTTCCACTGTCATTTATTTTCTCCTTCAAAAGTTCTTTAAGATAATCTGTGCCAAGCTTAGTCAGCTCAGGCATGTTCTTTACTGTGTCTTTGACAGCTCCGTTCTCTACTATCTGAGGTGCTATCCAAATGAAAGCAGCTTGCTTAGTGGTTGGTAACAGTGTTGCAATAGTAAGAAACACAGCAGACACTGTAAATACTTTATACCACATAAAATCTTTTTGATACTGCTTAAATAACTTATTAAAGGACTTATCAGGGTCGCTATAAGAACTGTTTGTATCTGCCGTTAATGCTATAGGAATTATTGCAATAGCACAAAAAATAAAACCTATGATAGATAAAGTACTTAAAACACAGCCTATATCGTTAAGCTTTGCTAGTATATAAAAACCTAAGTATGACATACATCTTCTCCTTCTAAAAGTGTTAACAAATCTTCTTCAGACATGTCATCATCTATTAAGTCCTCGTCAAAGTCTGTGTAAAGGCTATTACAATCTAAGATAGACCGTCTGCAACTACTACAGATTGATTCATACTCTCCAGTCTTTTTGTTCTTTGACCAGTTGTTAGTCTCTCTGTTACATATCTGACATCTCATTTGTAATATCCTTTCCATTCTTTACAGTTGGCTCACCAATAAACTCTACACACTTGGCTTTCTTGTTACAATCTTGAACAAGCTCTACCCATTTACTAGAGTCAAACTCTATAGTACCTTCTGTAAGTTCTTCGTTCAATAGTTTAACAGAACATCCAGTGATTGTCAAGATATTTTTTGTAAAATCTACAACAATTTTGTCTGGCTTTGGTGTTTCCTTAGGAAATGATATAGTCTTTGCAGACTCCTTATGCTTTCCTATACTGTCTGGGTCAAGTGCTATCAAGATTAAGTCACCAGCCATTGCATTATCTCTACATTCTATAATATTCTTTGAAGAAAATACAACAGTGTTCTCTTGGTCAACTAAGTAATACTTTCCTGCCTCAAATATCTTCTCATTAGTAGCCATTATAATATCCTCCCTTGTAAGTACTTGTATAGACTGTTTTATATACTGAAGGAGGTGTAGAATAGTGTACAAAATTATCGATAACATCTATTACATGCTCCTTTATTTCTTTTAATCGTTTGTAATCAGTTATTTCTCTAGCTGTGTGAGGATTCTCATAAGCTACTGACATGTTAACAGACTCGCAATACTTGCACAAGGTACATGTATCACTGATAGAACCTGTTGTAACTTCAAAGTCCTGCTCAAGAAAGTTGCATAAGTCTTGTGCTAATGTGCTACAGAATGTAGAACCACCACCAGATTTTAACATATCTCTGTTACCTCTTCTATCAAGCACCAGACAAAACTGTCTCTCATCTACCAAGAGGTCTAACAACTTCTCATCTTCAAGCATGTGAATACCATGACAGCCTGTCTCTTCCCCTTCAGATATGATGAAGTTGATGTGGTCTGGAAAGGTTTTAATAGCTTGTAAGATAATCCATATACCATTCTTGTCATCAGCACCTAGTGAAGTCTGTTCCCATTTGTCATTGAATGCAATAATCTTTTCATCATCATTCATATAGAACTTCACAGCCTTACCATTGGTCTTAACTTGGTCAAGATGTGCAGACAATATAGGTGCTTCAATGTTTCCTAATCTGAAGATGGTGTTACCAATCCTCTCATAGTTTTCTATCTTGTTATCGTCTAGCCACCACTCAATCCAATCTGCAATGGCTTTCTCATCTTCTGATTTGTACACAGATTCAAACGAGTAGAGCTTTAACAACTCCCCTAACTCTGTCATGCTTTTACTCCTGTCTTTTTATATTTAATGTAAGTTACTTTATCGCCATCAACATATCTCAACAATAGTAAATCTATATCAGAGTTGTTAATGTTACCTTTGAGATATTCTTTGAAAGGTTTGATTGCAAGCTGTTCTCTTGAACTAAATGAAGGACAGATACATAGACCACTTTTGAAAGAACCTGTTGATACTCCATGGTCACAAGATTGAATCTTAAAAGTATTCGTCCATTCTGCTCTAGGGTTTGTACAAGTATCCAGTTTAAAGAAGCCATCAATATAAGTAACCACAGCAAACTTCTTACCAGACTCTAAAGGACACGACAGATACTTTGCATACTTGCTTTCAGACTCTGACTCATCTATTAACAGATGTGTCTTAGGACATACCTTAGGATTTACAAGAACTCCATCATAAGTTACATGGTAATCTTTGTAAGGGTCAAAGGAATCTGAGACAGATGTAATCATATCTAACTCAGTCTTCAAAGAGTTGTCACCATCTGTATTTCTACCATAAGAAGGTCTAACGGCTCCTACATTATCTCTAGTACCGTTTCCATATTTAAATTTAAACTTGTCATTAACCCTTACAGAATCTGGATAGAACCTTAAAGAGTACTCATTCCAAATCTCACTACACTCTTTAGAACTTCTAATATCTGTGAGAGTATCTCTTTCAATCTCGAAGTACTCAGACATTATCAAATCTTTAACAACTGCAAACAAGTTTTGTCTATTTGTATATGGCTTATCTAATAGAATCTCATTGTCTGTTGATGCCCAACCCCAACATCTAAAGTACATGTAAGGAGCTTCCCACTTATTTGATTCAGATGTCATACCAACTTTAATAGCTTTATCTTTAGTGCCGTAGATAATGAAGTGTCCATCTGTAATACCATAAGGGAACATTCCAAACCAACCTTTATAAGTTGACGTAGTACTATAACAGCTTTGGAACTCACTACCATAGCTACAGAAGTAATAGTCATAGAGGTTCTTTGACACTACAATGTACTTGAAGTCATCAATATCAGGATTGGTGACACCATATTGTGTCTTCATTCTCTCACCAATTCTATATCTATCTGCTTCAGATATACCAATGTAGATTCTGTCATCAATAACTTCAAAGTCTTTTAAAGTATCAATGTTAAAGTTTTTATGGTCGGCTTTGAAGTAGTCCAACATCTTACATTTAATCTCTGGACACATGTGATAAGCTGCTGAAGTTATTACACCAAAGTTGTGAGATGTTTTCTCTTTAGACAGACTCTCAAGGATTGTGCCAGTTGGTTTATCGTTTGGTTTAAACTCTGCATCAATCTTCTTAAGTCTTTCCTCAAGCTCTGGGTCTAACAAGAACTTGTCAACACCTTCATAAGTCAAGAACTTTTTATTGTAAAGTAATCGCATTGTTTCTACAAGAATATCTTTTGTAAGACTTATGCTAGGCTCTTTACCAGCTATTTCTTCAGCTGCAGGTGTATCTGGAAAGATTAGTTTATAGTTTCTATCGTGTCTTAAAACGGTATCAGATGTAATGCCTAAGATATTTTTACAGTCATCATCAAGTTTAATAAGAAAGTCTGTAACGTTTTCTGAAAGCTTTGATATATATTTGTGAGTCTTAGAGTTTACAAAGCCTTTGAACATATCAATGCTATCAAAAGAAGATACATCAACACCATGTGACATAAACTCTACAGCTCTTAAAGTGTACATAATATCTGTGTTATTCATTTCCTTTTCTCCGAGATGTTATAAAAAGATAGGGGCAGGCTTTCACCCACCCCTTTAACGAATATTAGTCAGCAATGAAAGAACCTAAACGAGCCTCGTTATATTTCAAACCAGTCTTGTAGTGTTTTCCATTGTCACCCTCTACACGAGTGTACCAACCTTTATCATCACACCCTTGTACTTCGATGACAGTCCCTGTTGTATGTGTAACAGTTACACCATCTTTTCTCAAGTGGAATACGTCAACAGCATCTCCAAGAGCAAAGTCTGTATCAGGCAATGCAGGTGTGTCATCATCAGTAGCAACATCATCAGCAACCATCTCAGGTTGATTCAAGTTGACATTGATTGTCACATTACCTGTTGCACCGTTAGCAGCTGCTTGAATTTGTGCGATTAAATCTTGAATGTTCATTTACATTTCTCCTATAGTTTAAAAGTTAAAACAAGAACATAATAATATTTTATAAAACTCATTCGTTACCAAGTACTCCTAAATCTTTGTAGCCATTATCAGACTCTTCAAATTTCTCTTGAAAGTTATCTCTTAAGAAGTCATCTACTTCACTACATATATTCTCATACTCAAACCCATCAGACTCTTCATCATCTGTGTCAAGAGTGTAGTCATCATACTCATGCTCGTAGACATACTCTCTAATCCTTTCACTAAGTGCATCATCTTCTACAGTATTGTCAGAGTCTTCCTCTAGATAGTCATTGACAATCTCTATCAAGTCATCATCAGGTATGTAGACAGAACCACTACGCCATACTCTAGCAGACTCTGTGATATTAAAATTTGCCATGATATACCTCCTACAATTTGCCTAAATTAACACAGCCACCCATTACAAGAGACAAAGGTATTATGTTGGAACAATCTAAATCAGGTTCATCATCAGGATACATAGCACCGTATAGTGCTCCTCCAGGTGTCTTATAAAGATATCTGAGTTTTCTATACATTTCTTCGGCATAGTCAGATTTGTCTTCACACCCCAACATAGTAACAACATCTTTGAAGTTGTAAGAATTGTTGTCAACCTTAATAACTGTATTTATTGCTACTGTAAACATGTTACAAATCTCCTAAAGTTTACCTATATCTTCTAAAAGTTGTAAGTCTTTATAACTATCTTCATCCATCCACCAACCATAGTTAGACCACTCAGGCATATCGTCTTTGTTAATGTACCCAGTATATTCTCTACATCTAGGATTATCTTTAGTATTTAAGTAGACTTGGTTAGGACTTACAACAAGAGCCTTATCAATATAGCCAGCTTCACTACCATATTCAACTTGTGTGAACCTTACCCACTTGCCAACACAATCTCTAGCTCTTAATGTCATAATAAACCCCCTTTTCTTGACAATACAGAGGCAAATTGTAAGTGACCTTATACAACCTAGCGACAGGTTTGTAGTTGCTCTCCATGCCTCTTAAAATGCCTTCTATGTATTTCTTAATAGGTTTGCTATAGATATGTCGCTTGATATGTATCAAAGCTATTTTAAATTCTGTATCAGTCATGTTATAAATCTCCTACATTTATGTGTGAGCTAAAGCTCACCTATGTTACTATAAAAAACTTCTGCAAATCCTTCAAGTTCTGCTAACAATTCTTCATCAGTCCACCACCATTTAGTTCTAGTACTGTCTCTGTCTGGTGCAGTTCTTATAGCTGTACATTCTGTCGGTGCCTTCCATGCAGAAGGTTTGTGATAAGACTCTTTAAGATATGTATCAGAGAACCATTGAACAGCTTTACCAAGTTCACCTGTAGGTGCTGAATTAAATCTCATAAATACTTTTTGCATTGTTACAAAATCTCCTTCAAAGCTTGCCTAAGCTATCGTAAACGAATTGCTTATAATTTGTAGGTTTATACTGACACCATGAATAACCTAAATAGTTTTTAATATACACGTGCCCCCATTGTTCAAGCCTGTGATGTATATCGTGAACAATAGAATCATAACTATACCCTATAGCATTAAAGTTTTCGTACAAAATGTTTTTAAGTTCCTCTTTGCTTATCACAGAACCTATATAGATGTAGTGTTTGTTAGGAACTCTTCTACCAATATCATCAGCCACAGTCGTTACTCCTATAAATTGCCTAAGTCATCTATAAAAACCTGTTGTGTTACACCGTCTTTCTTTAACCATTCTATCCATTTATCTCTAGCATCTTCACCAGAACTATAACCATCGTAGTAGTCTTCGTCTTCATCTACATCATCACTGTAGTAACTAAAAGGATACCTAAAGAGAATAAAGAATCTTTCATGAATACCACGCCAACTCTTAGTCTTTAATACCGGAAACAGTTCTTTTCTTCTATCGCCAGACATGTTCGACAGGTCTACAAACTGTCCGTAATTAAGCTCCATGTTACACCCCCATAAGAGATAAAACAGTTGTTATAAATACTATTGCAAACATTTTACAAGTCCCTTTCATTTTTCTCTTGACAGTTAGCATCAAAGATGTACGTCGCATTAAAAAATGCTTGACAACCTGTTAAAAGTATGGTATAATATCTCCAAGAGATGCGGGAGGTTAATACTATACTATAACAGTTCTTTAACAGTTGTTAACAGCTTTTACAAATCTTAAGTAAGAGTCTTTAACAGTCTTTAATAGTTATTAACAGGTTATTTAAGATAAGTCTTTAGTAGTTATATATAAATATATATTATAATAACTGTTAACAGTCTTATATAGATTTATATAAGTCAACTATATAAGATGATATAGAATTGTTAACAAGCTTTCTACAATACTTTAACTGCTTATATGTTTCTGTTAATTTTTTATTATCAATCTTATAACCATTCTTTTTAAGAGTTATTAACAGATTAATATCATTCTTTAATAGTTGTAAGCGTCTTTTAATGTTGTTATCTGCTTTAATCATCTTCTACAATCCTTCTACAGTTATCTAACATATCGTTATAATACTTTTTGGTGTTACTTATCAGTTGTAATAGCTGTTGTTTGTCTTTACAAATACCACTAGCAAATACAAAAGTTCTGGTGTTATCATCAAAAGTATTGACACAAATACCACCAGTTTTTGCAGTTGCTAGTGTGTATTGTAAGCCTTTATAGTTTGTCTTAGTTATCATCTACAATATACTCCTTCAGTTTATTATAGTCATTAAATACTCTATAAAAGAACATCTCACGTTGTTGATATCCTTTAATGTTTGTAGGTCTTGAATAAGTACCATTAACAGCTTTTACAATTACATCACCAGATTCTAACAGGTGTAGAAGATACTCAAACCAAACTGGTAACAGATTGTGCTGGTCTATTAAAAGTACATCTTCTATAGTTTCTTTATCAATACCCTTTTGAAAGATTATAAAAGTATTGTTTACAAACCTTCTGCGAATAGGTCTATATCTTTTAACATACTTATACCAACTGTTAATATCTTCTAGTGTATTATTATTAACAGCTTGTATAAAGTCTTTAAGAGTTTCTATTGTCATTTTGTTGTTCCTTTACAAGTCCTTTAAGGTATTCAAGTTTTAATATTAAGTATTCATAAAAAGCTTTTCTATCCTCTTTAGATACTTCATCAGATTGTGATAGTTTGATATAGATATCTAAGGCTTCATCTTTTGCAGAAGTGCAAGCACAGTCATTTGTTGTCATTGTTACTAACCCCTTGATTTTACTTAATACCTGTTTTAAGGCATAAAAAATGCCCGTACAAAGCTTTTTAATAGTCTTAGCATAGATTACCTATGCCAGATATTAAATGCCTCTGTACGGGCTTAAAAAGTGGCTTAAAATTGATGTTTTATTTTTGTTTTAGCAAGCTAAGTACTTTAAGACTACCTAAAGCATAAAAAGATTTTTTACAACCGCCTTGTTTTATCCATTTACGCAACAAAGTTTTTTGCAAGTCTTTAGTGATGTTATAGTCTTTTAATGAGTCCCTAATAGCTAACTTAAATTTTCTATTAGCAATAATGTTTCTATATTCGTTTGTTGTATTAATGCAGTAGTTATTTCTTAGGTTTTTATCGCCGTTGCAAGCGTGTTTTTGTTTTATAGATTCTTTAATATGTTTTAAAAGCATTTTATACCTCTTAAAAGTTGTAAATAGGTTTATATAAGCTAACTCTTAAGCATAAAAGCAAGTTTATATAAAACTATTAACAAGCTTATCAAATAGCAATCTTAAAATTGCAAGGCCTTATCTTCTGTATCCTATAGCTAGCCTTAAGCACAACACTTGTTTATTATAGGACTTTAGCACTTGTAAACCGTTGTAAATAGTGAGGTAACAAGCCTCTTACGCTTTTTTACAAGCCGTTGTTTTAAATATTCAACAACTGTTTAAAGATTCTAATAGAGTCTTTAGATAGTTGTTAAAGGTTGTTTAAGGGCTTGTTTAAGTTATTAAAGCTTTTGCAAGCCCTTAAACAGTTTATAATTATTTTACTTTACTATTTGCAAGAGTTGTTAATTGCCTTGTAAAATAGTCTTTTTTAGTAATTTTACTTGAGTTTTTAACACGATTCAAAAGAGCATTGATAGCTTTATAAAGTGCGTTGTCGTCTAACTCTTTAAGGGCTTTTTTATCAGCTTTTAAAGCTTTATCATACCATTTATTCGAATCAATAAAAGAGTCATTAAAAGTAAATTCGCCGTCAAAAGTCAATTTTAATCCGCCTTTATCACTTAAAGACAATTTTGTGATATTTGTTGACTGATAAGCATAGTCTTTCATAAGTGCAATTTCTTTACCGCAGGCTTTAAGAATCTTAAAAAGCGGTTGTGAATTATGACTAAGGCTTGTGTTATAGTTGCCAACAAAAATCTCAAAAGCTGTTTGTAAGTTTTCATAAAATGCTTGCTTGCCTTTAATAGCTTTGTTGACGTATGAATCAATCAGTTCTTCTGTGTTTTGTGTAGTCATGTTTTTATCCTTTCAAAAGTTAATACAAGTTTGTTAATAGCACAATAATTTTAAAAAGTCAAGTAAAATTTTTACCAGTTGCAAGTGTTTTCACAATCCATTAAATAACAGGTAAAGACTTGCCAACAGTCCATAACTTCACAAGTGTTTTTATCTGGACTAATTGAGATTATTTTACCGAGTCCACAATATTTTTTACCATTTTTAAAAGTTTTATAAGAAACAATTGAGCCTTTACGAATCATTTTAAACCCCTTTCAAGTGTTTGTTTTTGTTGTTATAAGTTTTATATATCAGGCTTTTATATGTTTGTCAATAATAAAATTATAAAAATTTTTATCAGTCAATCACAATTTGTTACAATATAGACAAAAGCTTTTGTCAACTTGTAACAGTTTGTAACAGTTTGTAACAGTTTGTAACAGTTTGTAACAGTTTGTAACAGTTTGTAACAGTTTGTAACA